CGCGATACATCTTCTTTGTGGTTTTGTGTCTAATTGCCCGTTCAATAGGTGTCCAACCTTTTTCAGTCCATACATCTAAACCTTCTGTCATACCATATTCCTTGTCCCCATATGTAAAATACTTTGAACAAAGTTTCTGAATTTCAACACAAGAAATGATACCATTTTTGCGGATTACAATAGGAGTATCTCCTGAGACTGAATCACCGTACCGAACTTTTGAACCAGGGAAGTTCTTTTCTACATAGTTCTTAGTCATATCAATCATAGACCTTCCCATGAGGGTGACTGAAGAAGCAATTGGCACACATGGGAGCATCCCCCGTCCAGCTCCTGTGAACCCGTAGACACTATTCATACTTACTTTATACGCGAGTTGTTTTCCGTTGTAGACCTCTTTCATGTGCCCCGAGGCTGCTGCCATATCTCGCTTTGCTTGTTTCCTGAACATCTTCAGCTCCTTAAGAATACTCGGAAGAAGGGAATCAACATTCTGAGCAAATTTATATGTAATGTCGCCAACTTTAAAAGACTCATACTCTACTCCTGGTATATTCTCATATTTTGGATCCATCACCAATGACGAATAACATAGGTTATGAGCCATCATAATACTAGGGTATAGACCTTCAAAGTCTAGGGCAGTGATAGGACGATAATAAGCTCCTTTATGGGCTTCCAAAACTGTTGCACCCACATATGACGCTTCTGGTTCTTGTCCGTGTCTTATAACTGGAATAATAAAACCTAGTTCCTTGGCTTTTTTAGCAAGCTGTGAAAATACTTTGATTTGCTGACCTCTTTCTGATAGGTAATCAATAGGAACCCAAGTTGCCTTAGCCATCTCTAACAAGTTTGTGAGAATACAAAGTTTTTTGTCAAGTTTGATTGGTAAAAGGGTATCTTGAATACAGTATTCAGCAACTTCTCGTAACTTAACTGGGTCTTCCTCAACAAAACGAGCAAACATTTCTTTTGCTGGCATATCAATCTTTTCCTCACCATTAAGGTAAAGCTTGGATACAGAGTTAAGTTTATAAGAATCAAGTTTGTATCCCTTTTTGACCTCAAAAAACATATCAAAAATAAATCTACCTGGCATTTTGAGGAGTTTTAATTCGTTGTGACCCAGTGCACTTGATGATAGATTTTTTTCTACAATCTTACTGTGATGATCTTTCAGTTTACCTAAATTGAAGAAACTACGGGGGCACCCACATACAACACCCCTAGTATAAATGTAGTTCATATCAAAACCAAATAAGTTCCACCCCGTTATTGTATCCACATCATGGCGAAGTAAAAACTCTCTAAAACCAATTAACAATTCCTTTTCAGTATTGTAATTGATAATATGAGAACCTTCTAAGTCTGTATCAGTGTTCTTGTAACATAAACAAGTCTTGTTGTATGGCTCGGTTTCCCCATACTTAATGAGCGAAATGGCTATTTGGAATACACTATCTCCCTCAATATCTGGATCGGGGAATTTACCAGTAGAGCTATTACATTCAATATCCAGGGAAGCGTATATGAAAGGTGCTACATCGTCTTTGTCCACACCCTTGAGTTTCTTCCAATCGGTACAAAATAAATCAATATCTGTGTGTGCGTATCCACCTTGAATACACGATTGAGAAGCATCAATCCAACCAGTTGATTTTATACCAGTTAAGTGCATAAATCGAAGCATTGGCTCTAGATTTGATTCATACACTTTTCTTGGTCTGAATTCATCAGGAAGAGCTCTTCTTAAAATACTATTGACATATTTACAAGATTTGAGAGATTTGAAAAAGAGTTTAATGAAAGTGGATTTTTTGCCGTTTTGGAAACCCCAAACATCTGTAGCTTGGGACATAGCAAATCTTTCCGGACACCCAGGACATATCTTTTTCAATTTATTAAACAAAACTTGAGCTCCATTTCTCCCCTCGTTTTCTTTGAGTTTGACATAGAAAAATGGTTCAAATTTTGTGGATACACATACAGACGCTCCATCTTCTGTTCTACCAAAGATGCTTATAATATGAACATCATCCTCATCCCTAGCTTCCCAGGTAAGCGCCTGAAATGTCACCATGCTTACTATAAGATGGATTGAAATTTTTAAGCGAAAATAAAATGTAAAGAATTAATAAATGTCAGCTTTAATAAGCCTCGTTTCCAAGGGAATCCAGGATGCGTATATAACAGGGGACCCCCAAGTGTCATTTTTTAGACAAAACTATAAACGCCATACAAATTTTTCCCTTAAGCCAGAGCGTATTGATTACATCGGTTCTTTCACAGGAAATTCAGAAGTTACAATTCCAATCAAGTCCAAGGGTGATTTGTTGACTTACATTTGGATTGAAGCCGATTCCATTGCTTCAGCTGAAGAAAACAGTAATGGTTTCTTTAGTTCTAACACAACACCAAGTGAATTTACTTTGATGATCGGAGGTCAACCAGTTGTTACCATGGATTCCTTGTATATTCAAGGTGTTCACAATATTTTGTACAATGAAACCCAGGCTCAATCTTCCATGTCTGTGACATCCAACAAGGTTTCAGAAAACGCAAAAAGTAGCAGTGGTAATGGAGACAGCTATGTGATTCCATTCTTTTTCTCACAAGATTGGACTAAGGCTCTCCCACTAGCTGCTTTGCAATTCCACGAAGTTGAAGTCCGAGTTAAGTGTCGCCCAGGCTTGCTCACTGGATCCACACCAAAAGTATACGCTATGTATGCCTATTTGGACACAGATGAACGAAAGTTCCTCACAGAACAACCACATGAAATCCTTATTACACAAGTTCAACACCAACCAGCGAGTTCAAACCTAGACACAGAATTTGACTTGACTTACTTCAATCACCCAGTGAAGGCTGTCCACTATGTGTCTGGTAAACAAGATGATTACTCCGCATCTTGGGACACTTCTTTCACCTTCAATGATTCTTCTCTCTACATCAACGGTACAGCTCTATTTGAAGGAACCACACCAGAATACCACCACACAGTTGTTCCAAAGATGCACTGCCAATCTCTTCCAGCGGACTGCCTACATTCCGCACCAGTTTTCACATGGCCTTTCTGCCTCAACCTCGCCAAATCCCAACCAACAGGTTCAATTAACTTCTCTCGTCTCGATACAGCCAAATTGACATTCTCAAACCCACTATATGGTTCCCCAAATAACAATCGAGTTTATGCTGTGAACTACAATATTTTACGCATTAAAAACGGTATGGCTGGCGTTGCCTTCTCAAATTAATCGATAAATTAGGGTTTATAATTAACAACACTTTTTAATGAAAATCATCATTCTCATTAAAAAATGTATGAGAACTTAAAAATGAAGAACAATTAATATGTAATGAATATAGTTTGTAAAACTCCAACAACTTATAGTTCTCTAAAAAAAAGAATTAAAAAAAATACTATTCAATATGGGTGTGCACTCACCTCGGGATACTTTGTGTGTAAAGGAGCAGAAGAAGGTGTTTCGGCCATGCTCGGAACCATTTCATCCGTGGTTTATTTAAGTTCATTAACAAAAAGAGTAGATAATATTGAAAATGCTTCACCATTTCCAAATGAATTACTTGTTCCAGTGGGAACTTTTATGTTTGAAGCCATATGGAATCAGGCACCATTTGCATTTGACTTTGATTACACCGCAACACTCCTTGGGTTTCTAGTCTATAAGGGTGCTTTACTCAACTTACTCTATGATATTGTCGTAGAAATGCTGCAGCCAGAAGATGAAATTAAAAATAACAGAATAGAATTAGAGAGGGAAAATGAGTCTTGATATAATAATGGGTAATATGTTTTCGGGTAAAACATCCGAACTCATAAGACAACTAAAAAGATATAAAATAATTGGTTCTAAAATATTAGTCATTAATTCTTCACAAGATACAAGGTCAAATGAAGAAGTTTTAAAAACACATGATAATGTCACATTTAAATGCTTGAAAACAAATTCATTATTATCAATCCTCAACGAACCCCTCTTTCATGAAGCAGAGGTTATTGCAATTGATGAAGCACAATTTTTTGTCAATCTCAAAGCATTTACAGAAGAATGTCTTCTCCAAAACAAAAATGTTTTAATGGCTGGTCTAGATGGTGATTACAAACAAAGAAAGTTTGGAGAAATGCTTGATTGCATACCAATGGCAGACACAGTAAAAAAATTAAAAGCACCCTGCACCAAGTGCAACAATGGAACCCTAGGTCCATTTACAGTGAGGACAGTTTCAAACCAAGACCTCATACTTGTGGGTGATACAGACATGTACACTGCCAGATGTAGAAAACATTTGGAGGCTTAAAGGTTTAAGAAAATTAATGTATGAGAGTGACTCACTAAGCACACTGGTGGTCAATGACCTCGCGGGTTCGAATCCCGTCTCTGACAAACCTTATATAATGTCAGGGTGACCGAGTTTGGTCTAAGGTGCCAGTTTTAAGCGTAACTCTACTTAAGTTTTAAATAATTATCCTTTATTTAAAAATTAAGAATGTTTGTAAACAAATGTTGAACTGGTTATTAGATTTATTTGGAATTCCAACTTGGGATGAACTCATTGAAAGTTAAAAGCAAGATAATAATATAACTTATGGATATATGGAGATATGTTAGACATCCTGATAACAGTTTGGCATTGGCACACATTTATGATGAAAATTTTGAAATAGCCGTTGAACTTATCCCTAGACCTGACCCCACAAGAGGTTTATTTTTAAAACCAGAAGCTTGGAATTGGAATGTTAGATTGACACTTTTACACTTTTTTGCACTCTTGGGGTGCGCTCATTTTGTTATTTTTCCATACCTCTCATTTTTTCACTTGGCACTATCCCTAGGAGTTGGATCGTCAATGAACGGAGAATATGCACCCATTGCATTTTTCATGAATTACATGTTTTCTTGGAGTATATTAAGTTTTGGACTTATGTTCAAAGAGTTGTATTCACTCATTGTTTCATTAACATATATAATTGTATATTCAATAGATGTTTTGTTTTTCAGGATTTAATGTTTTTTAATAAAAAAAGAACACATACATCTGAAAGTATAAAAAGAAGAACAGGCACACCAATGAAAAGAAAAAGAACATCTTTTACATCAGAAAAAAGTTGGATTGCTAGATCACTTCA